GTTTCATCAAGGCGTTCTCGCGAGCGCGCTGGCGGAAGATGCGACGCCAGTCTTCACCCAAGCGGGCGCATTCCGCCTCGTAGGTCGACAGACCGTTGTTCATGCGCAGGATGCCCGACTGGGTTTCCTTCATTTCATCGATCTGCCCACGTGATGCACCGATCCACGAACAGTTAGTGATCGCCTCGCGCATCACGGGATCGTAGAACAACGCATTCGTCTTGCCCTTGGGCAACGGCAAATTGCCGGCGTTGATTTCTTCTTCCATCCACAGCGTGTAAACCATCTTGGCCATGCGATCGGCAACGTTTTTCTTGCGCGACTGCATGTACTTCCACGTCTCTGACATGGAAGCGCGAGCCGATGAATAGTTGGTCTTGGTGTAGTCCCGGCTGAACTGTTCGTAGGACAGGCCAAGCGCCGCTGCCGTATGGCGCAGCAACGAATCTTCGAACTGCGAACCGACACCACCCGGCGTACCCATTGGCTTCAAAGACAACTTCGTGCCGGGGAACAGGTGCGGCATCTTCACGCCATCCACCTTGATGTTGTCCGCCGCCTTGACATACTCACCCAAGGCCGTCATGTACTCGCCAAGCATTTCCCCAAAGCCATTTTGGCCCGCGCCCATCGCGCTGAAAACCATGTCGCGCGGAAGCTCCGATTCGATCGCCGCCGCGTAGCTGGCATTCACCACGGCGTTCTGCAAAACCACATCCTGGAATTTCTTCGTCATCCGCATTTGCTTGAGGACCGCCACCATGTCGGCGACACCGCGCGTCTGGTCAGGCTGAAGCTGGTCGATGATGTGCAACACCTGGCGCCGGCCCCACGGCTTGGTTGCCGGCACCTCACGCCACAAGAACAACGACGGATCGCCCCAATCGGCCGGATGCGCCTTGCGAATCCAATACGACGTGGCAGCACCGAATACATCGCGAGCCACTCCGCGACGCAGCGTCGGACTGTCAGGCAAACCGTCAGGGTTCGACAAACGCGACGGCGAAACCATCTGAATCGCGGTACTGAAAGGACGGCCGGTGCTGCGCAGCCATTCCACCGTCGCCAGTACCTCGCCAGTCATCATGAAACCGCCTATGGCAAGCCGTAGCAGCCCTGTGAGGGTCATGCTGGCACTGGCGTCGATCCAGCACTCGGGCGAGTCCATCAGCAGATTGAAGCGAGTTTCAGCAACCTCCTGGAATTCCTCGGTCCAACCCGAAGTGGCGCCGAGAATCTTTTCTTCAGGCTGTGCGTTCACGCGGTATTGCGCACCCACGATGCTGTCGCGGTGGGTGTTGATCGCACCCATCGCATAGCCGTCGTTCTGCACCGAATCGCGGCCCCGCGCATCCGACATTTCTTTGCTCGGATTGATCTGCTGATCCGGCGAAATGATCGTGGGGTTCCACGTGAACGTCTCACGCGCAGTGCGCTCAGCACCCTCCAGACCCCCACCAAGGGCATGTTCTACAGGCGGTTTGATCGCCGCGTCGATGATGGCGATGGAAGACTTGGCCATTGAAGGTCAGAAGATGAAACTTGCCGGCCCGCCCATCGTGCGGGCGATCGCTTCGGGCGGACACACTTGGGCGTGGAGGTTGGCCAGGTAGGCACCGAGCAACTCGCGGTTGGCGTTTGCGTACTCGACACGCTGGCCCGATTGATCAACCACCACACGGGCCATCTGCCCCGTCATCAACTGGTGGTAAGCCACTTTGGCTTCGAGATACTGGGCCTGAAGTTCGGCAGGAGTGGACATTTGGAGTGTGCCTTCAAGCCAGTTCCCTGGCGAATTTGCCGAAATCATAGGCTGATTTGACAGCGTTGGCGAATCGTGGCAACTGTTCGACAGTCCGCACCAAGTCATTTTTGCCGTTCGGCAACGCCCAATCGGCGGCCCATGAGGGCGGATTGCCCCAGTCGATCCCCTCTACACGGACCAATTCCGAGACGCAAATGCCAATGCAGTAGTAGCTCAAATCCCAACTTTCGTTCCTGTGCCCGGCCGGGTTGGTCCACCCCTTCATAGTCCGCACTTCGGTACAAAGTTCGGCGTAGAACTTGTCGCTCATCCAGTCAGGCGTCCGATACATTCCCTTACCGGGTTCGATGCAGTCGAGCCGGCCGTTCAAGTCGTCCTTGAGCAAGTTGGAATTGAGGGTGAGCACCGGCACGTCCCCACGAGCCGCCGCCTTGGCGTCACGCTGATTGGAATCGGGATAGTTGATCCGCGTGCGCGGACTGCCAGGCAGCGCTTCCCCTTTCAACAAAATGAACCGGCGATGCTTATTATCTTCGCGCAGGCGCCGATAGAAGTTGTAGGCCATGGTGGTCACGCCTTCCTTGCCGCCCGAGTCGCAGCCAGTGAACTTGATCGACATCATCCGCCCAGTGTCGTCGTCCAGTTCGTATTCCTTGTCCATGACGTTCGAAATCAATTCATCCCAATCTTCAAGGTAACTTGCCGGCTTGCACCACAGCCGTTCGCCATCGTCGTCCGTGCGCTGTGACTTGCGCACGTCGAATCGATCGATCGTCACCATGTCGAACGGACGGCCAGGCAAGATACCAAACACTTGCACCACCCACATATTTTGCTGAACGTCGGCCACGGCAATCAGGAACCGTGTATTGAGCGGCACCTTGCGCACCTGATCTTCACGCAACTTGTCGGCCCGTGCCTTCAACGATTCGGGCAGTCGCACATCGCGTTGCGACTTCGGGTAATACGGCTCACCCAAGTCATTGTTGTAGAACTTGCGCAGCGCTTCCTCGGAGCCGGTGCGCTCGAATTCTTCCTGCGCATCTAAGTAAGTGCTTACTAACTTCTTCCACGTAATGAACGTGGCGGCCGGGCCACGTAGCCAGAACGACGCGATCGACGTGCGCGGCTCGAAACCAAAAATGATCCCGTCCTTGCCGATGGCCTGGCCGTCCTTTAACCAGCGGCCACGCTGCTGCATCGCCTCGCGTTGATCGGGATGAATCAAAAAAGCACACGACGGGCATGTCAGCCGCGTTGACTCGGAAATCTCCAAGTTGGTTTGGCCCTTCACCTTGCCATACGTCAACATGTCGAAGCGCGCTTCAAAGTAATTTCTGCACTCGGGACACGGCCAGAACCAGCGGCGCCGATCGCCACGGTTGTAGAGCGCCAAGATGCCTTCGCACGGCGGCGCTTCGTGAGGCGTGCGCGGAATCCACTTCAGGTCGCTCACTTCCTTGGACGGCGACGATTCGGCCACTGTCATGGCATAGCTGCCAAAAGTCGTTGTCCGCTTAGATGCCAGATCGTAGGGATTACCGTCACCATCCACGTCCATTGGCATCCGATCAAAGTCGGTCATGCAAATGCGGCCGATCGGCTTGCCGCCCAGTTCGGTCGGGGTCGGCCATGAGATTGAAAGCAACATTCCATTTCGATATTGCTTATCGAACGTGTTGTCATTGTCCGACCCCGCCAACAGCATCTTGCCAATCTCGGGGCTGTGACGATGCAGGCGATCCAGACGCCGCATGGAAAAGTCGCGGCCCGCTGTCATGGTAGGACACACAACCATCATGTCCATCGGCGCGATCTTGATCGAATACGCGATAGTGTTAACCAAAAGCGAGTCCGTCTTTGAGCTTTGAGCAGGCCCAACGAAAATCAGACCGTTGTACTGCCGGGACGTAAACAGGTCCATCGGCTCGACCATCATCGGCGTGGTCGTGTTGAGCCACGGCCCAACGTAAGCGCCAGGCTGATTGACGATGCGGTACTTCGCTGCTGCTTGCGAAACGCTAAGTTTCTCGGACGGTTGAAGAATTTCGCCAACCGTGAGAATGATTTCGCTGATCGAATTAAAGCTCGTCATCCTCGAACAATACAACATCCGGCCGCTTCGGTGGCGCCTTGGCGAACCGCTCCTTCAACCGAATCACCATGTTAGTCTTGGCACCGTCGATCAACATCATCGCCAACTCGCGTTGCTTCTCGCTCATTTCAGTTTGCCGCTCGATCGCATCCGTCAGCAAGTCCAATTCGATCTTAAGCAACTTCACCATCTCGCTCACTTCTTCAACAAGCTTGGTGGTGGGCCACAGATCGCCGGCACGCAACTGGAATTCTTGCTTGGATCGCTGCCCGGCCCAAAATTCTTTCGTTAGCGTCTTCGGTAGTTCGATCGGGTTGTAACGACGGATCGCCACGTCGATCTGTTCCGCCGTCATCTTATGCATCTTGGTGGCAACTTCCGCCACGTCGTAGATGTCAGCGTTGTTGCGCCGGCCGCACGGCAGGACGCCTGCCATCTTCTCCTTCAGAATGCGGTGATCGACCTTGAACAACGCACCCAACTGAGACAGATTCGCCCCTTCGAAAAGGATCGACATCGTTTCCTTGTCGGTATAGCGGTTGTCATCCCGAGGAAGTTTGCTAGTTGCCATGATCTATTAAACCAGAAAAAAAAAGGGAGTGCCCCGTTGAGAAGCACCCCCTTGCCATTAGGCAAACCATGAGAACAGTCCCGGCAACTGCACCAAAATCGTCAGGACCGTTGCATTCTACATCATGTTTCAAAGCGTGTCGTCCATGGCTTTCGACTTCCGGTAGCGAGCAATCATTCGCTTCAAGATAGTGAACAACTTGTCTTGTGCGTCTTCCTTGGCAATCAAGGACTCGCACACAATGCTATCGAGCGTACCAACCGCCGTCATCAACCACACAACCACGGCATGTTTCTGGCCTTGTCGAGCCACGCGCCCCACGAATTGCAGGTACAACTCCAACGACCAAGGGATGTCAAAAAAGACAACATGATGACCACCAGCCTGAAGATTAAGCCCATGGCCACCAGCCTGCGGGTGCATCAACAGGATGGGTATCTTGCCCTTGTTCCATGGCTTGACGCACTTACCTTCCGTGTCCATCGCCACCGCTGTTGGAAAAGCCTTTTGCAACCTGTCCAGGGATGACTTGAAGTGATAACCCACCAGCAGGGGAGAGCCCTGTAGTTCGTCCACGATTTGCCGAAGTTCTTCGATCTTGTGGTCATGAATGTGATGCGCCTTTGTCCGCTTGGCAAAGGTACCACCGTCCGCATTGGCCGTCAAAGTCGTTTCGTACAACACGCCCGACGCCAACTGAAGTAACTTTTGCGACAACACAGCAGCAGTCTCCGCTTCGACCTGACTGCCGTCGTCCAAGGTAACGATGAAATCCTTTTCCATCTTTTTGTACAACTTGAGTTCCCGGTCTTCAAGATGCACTAGCCGCCGCAACACGGTCGGTTTCTCCAAACTCAAATAGTCGTCAGCCTTCATTACCAAACACAAGTCCTTGATCTTGTCGAGTAAATCGTCTTCGCCACCAGGGCGCAGGAAGTACTTGCGCTTGTAGGGGTTGAAGGTGAAGTAACGATCCCGGTAATGCGTGATCATCTTGCCCAAACGCTCCCCTCTATCGAGCAAGAACATCTGTGGAAACAACGCTATGTAGGATTCCGCCGCAGGCGTTGCCGTCAACAGGTGCATCCGTGTGATCAGTCCCGCTGAATTCCTGATCTTTGCCAATGCAAGAAACCGCTTGGAGTTATGGTCCTTAAAACCGCTCGATTCGTCCACGATCACGATGCGGTAAGGCCAATCGCGACCCAAAAGTTCTACCAACCATTCAAGGTGATGGAAAGGGATAATGTGAATCGTTGAACGGCTTCGAACAGCCTCACGTCGCAATCTGTCCTTCTCTGCGGGCACACCCTCTGCGGGCACACCCATCAGTCGCAGATCGGTATCGGATACATGGATCAGCGAATGCGTCAGGTGTGCCGTGTGACGCCACAGGCTGATTTCAGTAGGCCACGTCTCGCAAGCTACGCGCATGGGACCAATGATCAGAATCTTGTCGTCGTTGTCGAACGAATCCAACAACTCGACAAGAACAGTCAGCACCGAAATGCACTTGCCCAAGCCAACATCGGCGAACAAGGCACTGAACGGATTGGCCAACAGGAACGGAATCGCAATATCCCGTTGATAAGCATGCAAGTCGCTGCGGTCGTGCTCGACATCGGTAAAATTCACTCCATGACCCGCTTGAATTCTTGGAACGTGTTTTTGTCGAACACATAGACTTCAGCGCCATGCTGGCGAAGCTCGCGGTGACGAAAAAGTTGTTGTTCGTTCGGTTCCTCGTCGTCATCTTTCTTCCACTCGATGAACACCACCCACAAACTGAATCTGCGAGTACGCACATAGATGCGATCCGGTACGGCCTTCAATCCCGGCGTGACGAACTTGGCCACCCACCATCCGTGTTGTTCGGCATACAGTGTACCGTCACGTTCAACGTCTTTTTCAAGCAATTTTGCAATCACAATTCACCCGCCTTTCTACACTTCGAACAGAGTTTGAATTCACTAGGCATTTGACGATACTCCACCCACAGGTCACGCCGCGACTTCCGCTGCATGCCACAGTAAGCAAGGCCCGTGGCCCAGTCGATGGTGTGGACGGTCTTCTGATCGTCACGGCGACCGAATCCCGAGCCATGGCGACCTTTAAGCGTAGGGTCTGGTACGTCCATGCCCATGTCGTGAAGAATCGCGTAGGACTCGCGTTCATAAGCCTCGTAGTCGATATCGCACGGCAACTCGTCGGGCAGTTCCATGCACGGCTGCGCACCGTCGCTATTGGGCACCCGGTTGCCGCTGGTGACGTAGTTCAATGGGCCAGGTGACTGCGCACTCAGGTAGTAGCGCACCGTCTTGCCGATAAACTGCATGTCTTTCTCGGCACCGCCCGTCACCTTGCGCACTACCACGAATTTTCGGATGTCCTGGCAGTTGCGCACCACACGCTCAGGCGGCGTGCCGTCTTTCAAAAATCCGATGGCTGCTTCAACACAAATTTCAAGGTTTGGTGTTTTCTTCAAACCAAACGCACCGGGAATACCACGACCTGATGGTGCATAGGCACCCTTGCGTTTGATCTTTCCATCAATTATGAAAGCAACATAACTATTCACGTCACGAGCATGGATCGAACGGTACATTGTTTCCTCGGTATGCAGGCCCACCGTCCACTCCCACTCGTACACCACTGATCGAAACTCGCCACGTCGAACCTTCGGCACGACAGTAACGACACCATCAGTATTCACCGAAATCACTTCGAAACCTCGCATCGACAGTTCTTCAATCAACATGAGTATGGACAACTGGCCCGTTACCGTTGTCTGAATCATCATATGAGGCGAATAGACAATGGAATATGGCGATCCGGTCTTGCCGAACAGGCCGTTTGTAAAAATTTTCATTGACTCGGCTTTGGCTTTTTGTCCGGCCTTCTTCGCTGCCTCGCGATCGTCCACCAGACCCTTGAAGATCGGCACGAACAACCCACGCATATTGTCGGGTTCTTGGCCAGCGCGCAGCATGAGATTTGGGTAGTAACCCGTCACATCGGTATCCACCAGATCGTTCTCGTCATCGGCAAAATGGCTGACACTCTTTTCCTGCGAGTGCAATCCGCCAATCCCCATCTTGTAGACATTGTTGCCAATACGAATCTCGGCCCCGCCTTCATATTCGGCTTCTTCGTCAACCTCGATTTCCTTGGCCTTACTTTTCTTTCGCATGAACAGTTCGGACATCTGCACATAGCCATCACCCTTGACCAGGAAGCGTGAACGCAACAACTGATTGAGCATGTCTTGCATATACGGCGTCTGGAACTTGATATAGGCCGGCGCTTCGTACTGAAATGGACCTGGTTCGATGTCAGGTTTGTAGATACGCTGGCCAACATGCCGCTCGACCAACAACTTGATCACAGCTTCGCCGCACTGTGCATCGCTCTTGCTGCGGAAGTCAAAGTTATATTTAGCACTCAGTTGCGCCCGTAGCTCGACCTGTGGCGTCATCTCGTCACGCAGTTCGTCAGTCACGTCCAGGTCGTTGTGCAGATACTCCAACACATCGTTTATCTGGCTTTTCGTCAACCATGTGTCGGGGTCGTAAGGCAGTTCCTGCATGCGCTTGCAGCCCATCACGCCGGCATACTTCTTCAGGCTGAACATCTGCGCGGCCGATGGTGCCACCTGAAACAAATCGACGTGATCCAGAAAGTCCGGCAGGCGCATGTCATAAATATCGTAGGCTTCCCACGGCATCAACTGCTGGATGATGATTTCATCGTTCAACTTTTTCAACGCAGCAGTGTTAGCACCTTTCAACGCATAAGCTAGCATCGGCATGTCGTAGTGATTGCCGTTGAACGTGAACATACGATGGTTGAACATGATTTTGGCGATGCGCGGGCGATCCAGTTCCTCACCCTGACGCATCGCCAAAATGACTTTCTTGCCGCTGTCTACATCCTTGAAACCGATCGCCCACAGGTTCGGATAGCACTCGCTGTCCGCCACAACCTGTGGGCGCTTGGCCAAATAGTCGATTGGCACCGTCCGACCTTCAAAGGTCGCCGTCGTCATCCATGCCACTGCCGGCACCCTCGACCGCACCGTACACGTCGGAATCGTCGATGCGGCCCTGACCGAACGGCTTGTCGTCCTTGACGAATTGCAGGGACTGAAAACCAGCCAGAATGCGCTTGGGATAGGTCTTCGCCGATTTCTTGGTCTTGCCGTTGAAGTACCAAGGCCGGATCATCACATTGGCCCAACAGCCGCCGTAGAACTTGTCGTCAATGAGTTTGATGTCATCCATGACCTGTGCCTTTTGATCACGAGCTACCGGCCGGCGAGTCAAGTCCTTGCAAGACACCAGCCAATTGCCGTTCATATCCTTGTACTTGTCTTCCTGGTACTTCTCGCCGTCGCCGTCCGACAGAAACCACGTTTCCGGCGGTACCTTGACATCGTTGGCCGTCATCAATTCCCTGATAACTTCCTTGCACAAGTTCTTGGCTTCTTCATGCGTCGTCTTGGGCAACATGCACAGCGTGCGCCACGACTCTTTTACTTCACCAACGTCATTCTCGTCCTTGCCTGGCGTGCCGACGAACGGAAAAGACAACCGAACGTTGTTGAGCAAGACACACTTCGTCTTGCTGTTCGGGTCTTCGTACAGCACCGCGTTCTTCACTCGCTTGATTTCTCTCAATGCAGCCATTCAGGGTTCCTCGTTTTCATCAGTTTCGTTAAGGTCTTTGAAGACCCCATCATCAACATCCCGAAGCGCCGGCCGCCTGTCGGACAGCGGCGCCAAGGTCGGCCTGCCTGGTGGCTTGAACACCACCGGGGCAAGTAGGGCAGGCAATTCCTCACGACGATGACCGTGCTTGCGCAACACACGTTCAAGTTCGGCAGGACTCACCAATGTTTCGACCACCACTTCTTCAGGTGGCAAATCAAGTTCTTCGACTAAATACCACTTGGCTTCTTCCACGTTGCGGTAGGCCCGATGCGACCGCGCTTCGACCAGTTTTTGTAGCGGCGGATGCTCACCATGGGCTGCCCGGCGGCCAATCTCGTTGGCCACGTGCTTGAACCAACTTTCGACCGACCCGCGCCACGAATACAGGATCGACAGGTGCTCCAAAGTCAGTTCGGCGGCCGGGTGCTGGTGCGGCGGCACCATCCACTCGATACGCTCCTTCAAAGTCTCGATGGCTTCAGGCGTCACTTCCGATTCGAGGTTCTGATAGACATCTTCCGTCATGTCGATCACATACTTTGCATAGGCGCCACACGTGGCCTTCACGCGGCAGAACCGGCACTGCTTGTCGCCCGGCTTGCGTGGTGCATCAAGTTTCCACGCGGCGTAGGCCCTGATCTTCACAAAGTCGGCGAACCACTCCAAATCCTCACGTGTGATCACATGCTCGTCGAAGTGGTCAAGCCGTGGTTGGGCAATCCGCAAAGTGATTTTCTGAAAGTCGTAAAGGAAATCGTACTCCAGGAAAAACCCGTAGGCATACAGCATCAACTGGCTGTTGTCCTTGGCGAAAACCTGCACACCCTTGCCGTACTTCAGGTCGGTAATGATCAGATGCTGATACTCGCAAGCTGCGTGGTCGGCAGTGCCACCCTGCTTGGGGATCGGCATGATGTCCGAATACTCGACGTGCGTTTCGACGTAGTGCGACCCCGGCAACGACCAACAATAATCAACGTACCGTTGTACCTGGTCCAACATCTCGTGCGTAATCTCGATGTCGAAACTAACTTTGTCACGCACGATCGTCTGTGTCGTACCGATCAGGTGACGTGGTTTTTTACCAAGACTGAGCCACGTCTCGCCGACACTGTGTGCCACCGTACCTTCCGCCGCTTCGATCCCTGAATCGTCAGGTGCAAACAGATTCGGCAATAAGGAACCGGCGCACGCCATCCAGCGAGGGCTGGACGAAGCCGAGAAGATGGAGTGAGCCCCACCTTCCCGCGACTTCGCCAGGGCGCTCAGATCAATCGCATGCTCGGACATGAACGCCCCGGCCCAATTACATTTCTTCTTCTTCGTTCAGCTTCGCGGCGGCAGCGGCATAAACCTCGTCGATCAACGCTTCGCTGATGTCAGCCATCTTGTCCGACTTGCCGACCACCTTGATAATTGCCTTTGCAGCCGGAGCACCTTTGGCTTCCTTGACCTTGTTCAACTCGGCGGCCATCTGTTCACGGCTGAATTCCGACTTGACGACAGCAGTTTCGGCGGCAGCCGACGTGTCCTTGGGCGGACGGCCCGGCCCACGCGGCGCAGCAGCCACGGCACCCTTGGACAACGCCGCAGTGTTAGCGTCCAGGGCGAGCGTCAGTTTTTCGATTGCTTGTTCGAGAGACATTGTTGATTCCTCACGGCCGGATGAAATGACTATCCGCCGCATGGCCAGCGCCTGCGGATAGGGAGGGAACTTTCGGGGGATGCGCACGTTTAACTGTGATCCTCGAATTCATCCTGTTCATCGAGGTAGGTCGAAATCAGATCATTCATTTCCTCGCGACTGCGAACAGTCTTAAGCATCGTTTCAATAAAATCAAACATGTGTTTATCCTTCACCGCAGCAGTGTTGGCATTCACGGCGGCAGTCAAAACTTGAATCGCGTCTTCAAGTGACATTGCAAATTTCTGCCGCATGGCCAGCGCCTGCGGATAGGGTGGGAACTTTCGAGAGATGCGCAACGCTCAACTGTCGTTGGCGCTGGTGTCGTAGCGATGCTGGTCGACGTAGAGCCACAGGTCAGGGGGCAGCCAGTCTTTCGGTTTCTGAACCTTGCCGTTCCTGTCATGCTTGGCCACGCCACCCGGACACTTCGAGGCGTTGGCCAACAGCACAGCCGTGATCGCTTCACGGAAACGCGGCGTTGAATAAATCATCGAACCTATCGTGACCACCGCCACGTCGATGTCGGCATCCAACATCCCATGGCGGTTGCCGTCATGCACGGCGTCGGTGTGCCTGCCGGCCTTGAACGCCGTGGCATTGCTGTCAAGGACCGCAGCGAACATCAACAACTCGTTTTGTTCCTTGCCGTCCGGGTATCCGGCCGCGATGGACACGATCTTTTCGGCCATCTCCTCCAACTGCATGCCGGTGTAGAACCCGACGCGGTTGGCGTTGAAGTGACCAGGGGGAGTGATGGCCGCAACCCTGTTGAAGTCGTAGACGCTCTCGACGAGGTTGTCCACGGAAATACCATTGACTTTTGTCATCGTGCTTTCTCGGATTAACGGTTTAAGGGATTGTCCACGAACGCTTGAACGCTGGCGGAATCGTCATTCTCAACACTTCATGACGGTTGTCAAGGCCCTGTAGAGTATTATTTTCGGCAGGATGGACAACATAGCGTGGCGAAGCCTAGAATCGCGCCCCATCCAACGCCAATCACCATAGGACAAACCCCATGAGCAAACTACCTGCCTCCAAGATTGTCTACCCTGAATGGGTCAACAAAGGACGTGGCAAGCAAGTGCGTGCGTCCAACCGGGTACGGTACATCATCAACCGCCTGGCGGCCGAGGTCGGCCCGAAGAACAGCATCCGGGCGATCGCCGACGCGATCAAGATGGATTACAGCACGTTGTGTGTCTACATGATTCGCGGCTACTTCTCGCCGCGCACGGCCGACAAGCTCGAAAAATGCTTCGGCCCCGACTGGGCTCCGAGCCACATCCTGCAAGACCCGCTGGCCGAGTAAGGCATGCCCGAGGGCAATCACCGGGATGGTGATGTTGTCCGAACCCACGACTATCTCGCGAAACATGGCGAGGCGTTGCTTGATAACGGGTATCACATTGTTCCGATCCGCGTAGGCGGCAAGGCACCGGGATTCGACGGGTGGGAGAAGTCTCGCGCGACGAAGGCACAACTTGGCACATGGCTGTCCAACGGCCATGCGCATTCTGGCGTGGGCGTACTGACGGCCCGCACGCCTGTCAT